GCCACCCCATGTAAGGGTTGTGGTTGTACCAGCTGCGGTTGTGCGATAAAGGTTTGATCCATCCGCCCAAACGACTACGTTTACACCGTTGGCATCTGTTCCGCCAACCATGATCGGAGCGTTGGTGGCGGTGTGAGATTGAGTTACATCCGGCAGTAGTGTTACCTTGCCGATGTTAAAGACATCCACGCCAGCTGATTTATTAAATCTAAGAGCTACAGTCTCGCCTTGTACTGGCTCTTCGTAGCGGATACCAGCGCCGTAGTGAAATGACGATTGGCTACGTAGCCACCAACCTGTAAGGGTTTGCTCGCCTGGTTCCTTTTGCTGGTCAATCTGTTGCTTACGGTATTGCGCTGTCTCACGCTTGTAAGGGTATTCCTTGTTAGGGCCAATGAAGAACGGTAGCCCCGCTACCGCAACATCGTAGTTATTGGAAGTGTTTTGGTAAGTATTACCAGAGTTGGCTGGTTGTCCAATTGGGTCAACCGCTCTTTCGGCAATGTGTAAATAACCGTCGTCGCCTATAGCCACCTATACTCCTTAGTTTGTTCCAATAAAAAACCCACCCCGAAGGGTGGGCTGTAAATGCTTTATTTAATTATGCAGTTGGTTGAGTAATTTCAGTCCAAGACTTAATTGTTTCAACCCATTGATAAATTTTGCCATCTGTTGGATAAGGCGTAGGCGCTTGCCATTGGCAAGTTTCTTCATTAAGAATCCAAGAATCAAATGGCTTTGGTGCAATAAACGCATCGCGGTTTGCATCATAGGTATATCCAATACCTGCATAATTTTTGCGGATATTGCCGTGATACGAGGTGCGAACGCACTTTTGATTACGAAAATTACCGTACCAAATTTCAGGGCTTAAACCATCAATTAGTTCGGTTTCATCTATTCCGACTATAACTTCGGTAACAATGTTATTAGAATCTAAAAAAGCATAATGAGCCATTATGACCAACTCACATTTCCTGTACCTGCGGTAATTGTTGTAACTTTATTTGAACCTACGGTTGTTGTAGAACCTGTTAATCCTGAACCAATTGTAATAGTTTTGCTAGATGGATAGGATAAAATAACAATTCCTGACCCGCCAGAACCTTGAACATAAGAGGCAGGGTCTTTTCCGCCAAGTCCACCTCCGCCGCCTCCAGTGTTGGTTGCGCCATTATTACCATTACTTGATATTAAAACTCCTGCGCCACCGCCCCCATTGCCGCCAGAGCCTGGCGTTCCAAAATAAGAACCACCACCGCCGCCACCGCCATAATAAGTTGAAGTTCCGCTAATTGATGTTGAAATACCATTTCCACCATTACCGCCACCGCCAGTACCAGCATTTCCTCCAACGGCTCCAGCACCGCCACCGCCACCGCCTGGATAAGGACTTCCTCCTGCATATCCATTTCCACCTGCATAACCTTGATTTGCAGTTCCGTTTCCTGGTGTATATGTTCCTTGTGATGCACCACCACCAGAACCACCAGAAAGGCTGTTAGTTCCGTATGCTCCACCACCACCACCAACGGAAGTAATTGTTGCAAAAACTGAATTTGACCCATTATTTGAAACTGATGGAAAAGTTCCAGTTGGATTTATGCCAGCGCCACCAGCGCCAACGGTTACAGTGTAGGATGTATTAGGAGAAAGGGTTAAAGCATTTTCAAGTGTACCACCGCCACCTGTTTGCCCAACTGTGCATCTAACGCCACCCGCTCCGCCTCCGCCACCACCTTGAGATGGACCACCTCCAGCCGCACCACCACCAGCGACTACAAGATAATCAACAGTTATAGTAAGATGACCCGTAACTCCTGAAGCTAAAATTCCTGGAAGTAACATTATGCTAAATCTCCCAACACTAGCCAGTTGTTGGCTGAGGTTTGAACAGCAGTGCAACCTGAGTATTGTGTACGAGTTTTTGGAGCTGATGCAGTAGAACCTGTTGAAGTAATGGTTACACCGCTACCTTGAGTAATTGTGGTTTGTCCTGCACCTGTTTGAGCGAAGTTAAGAATGGTGCCTACAGGAAATGCCACCGAACTATTAGGTGGGATTGTAAAGGTGTTAGCCGATGCGTTGTTGATAGTAACAAGGGTGTTGTTACCGTCTGCCAAGACTGCGGTGTATGAAGCAGACTGAGCGTTGATAGCAAGGGTAGGGGTAACGGTTGTATTAGTTAATAACGAGACGGCCATTAGAGTGTTACTCCTGTCGCAGTAAAGTCTGTATTTCCTGTGGTTGAATAAACACTAAGGGTGTCACCAGTTGCCAATGTCCATCCTGGGCTTTCGTGGATGGTTGATGTGGCTGGCACGTTGAAGTTGTAATATTGGTAGTAAGCAGAGCCACCAGACTTGGTGATTGATACACGGATTGAGTCTGTTGTTCCGCCCTTATTACAGACAGTAAACGAAGATACAATTGAACCGTTGGTTGAGCCAGTAACCAGCGTAGTTGTGGTTGTGGCTCCTGGTGTTGATTGTCCTAGGACTACATATGCGGTTGCCATTATGCCAAGTCTCCTACCACTGTAAATGTGTTTGTGCCTGTGCAGATGATGCTTGCGGCTGAGTATTGTGTACGAAGTTTGGTGCCAGTACCAGTAAACGATGATGTGCCATCGTTAGCGATAGTTACTTGACCTGCTCCGATTTGTTGGATGTTGATAACCGCACCAGTTGAAAATACAGCTGATGGGATAGTCAAGGTAATTGCGCTGGCGTTGCTTAGTGTTACCAACTTAGCAACATCTGTACTAGTCAATGTGTAAGTGGTTGTGGTTTGGGCATTAAGTACCAAGTTAGCAAACGCTAGTGGGCCACTACCAACTTCATCTGTTACAGCCGCCGCTAGGTTGGCTGAGGTAGGAGTTGCTAGGAATGTCGCTACGTTAGTTCCAAGCCCAGATACAGCAGTTGAGATTGCTACATTTGAGATAGTGTTTGATGAACCTGAGATAGTCTTATTGGTCAGGGTTTGGGTATCGGTTGTGCCTACTACAGTTCCAGCAACACCATGTGCAGTTGTAGCAGCCACATGGTCTTGTAGATCTGTAAGATCTTGGGCTACGATTACGTGGCGTATTACTGCTCCGGCATTGTGGGCTGTTGCCGATGTTCCGTTAAAAGAACGGGTTATGTTTAGAGTATAACCTGAATAGCTGTTAACTAACACCAGTTCTTCAGAAGCGGTATTGTAGTCAAGAGCAACTACGAAAGGTTGCCCTGATGTTGGATAGCCTGTTGGAGAACTAGACAAAGTAACAGACGTTGCCGAACTGTTAATGCTAGAAGCAACTGTGTTATCAACGGCAGTTGCAGAGTAATATCGTCTTGTAGCCATAGGCCTTCCTTAGCTTGTGTAGTGCGTACGTGGGGGGAATTGTTCTTGCAGACGGCGTACTTCAACAAGTAGACGTTGCTGGTAAAGTTGTTGCAATGAACGACCAATGTTGGTTGCTGAACCAACTGGGTCATTACCTTGCTGAGCATCTGCTTCAGCGGTAGCCGCAGGTACACGACCTAGATCTAGGTACATCGCTGTACGGTAGGCAGCACCAAGAATGATTACTTCTCGTGCTGAGTCAGGTAGACCTGTCATTGTAAAATCGTCTGTATCGTATTGAAGGTTGGTTGGCTTCTTAGCGTAAGTAACCATTACAGTACGACCCGGAATAATACCTTCACGGATTGAGATTGTCTTACCGCTGTTCCAAGTTACTGGGTTAGCCATCTTGTCAATGCGGTAGTGACGAATTGGTAGCCATTCTTTAGATGGTCCAATTGTCTGCCATGAGGCACCAAGAATTGAGATTGCTTCTTGTGGCAGTTGGTAAGTAGTACGAGCTGCTTGCCAAGTAAAGGTGGTGTAGTAAGTGCCGAACAGATCTGGGTAGACACCATCAATGGCTAGGTTAATATTCCGGCGGATAACTGATCGCGGAAAGGAAGGCGTGATAGTTACACGGGTACCAGCACTGTGAGTGGTGGCAACTGTGTCTCGGAAACCTCTGCCATATGCAGGGATGGTAGCCGTATTTGTAGTACGGTTAAATGAGTCTACCCAAATTAGTTCGTCGTCAATTTCTACAAGTCCACGAGTTAATACTGTTCCATCTGCTACGGTAAAGGTAGTTGCCGTTGCAGTCATAGGGGCAGTAAGAAACGTAGCCTGATCTTGGCGGTTTGTATAACCAGTAAGCGCCAGCTGGGTTTCGTTGATGACATCTATAAAGGTCGTAATTTTATATTACCTCTCTTACTTTTACATGAGGACATTGATTATCTGCGCTATGTCCTTTGGCAAAATTGCAATTCATACAAAGGATTTGAAAATTATCTTTTGGAAATCCTTGATTGCGTAACCAGTCATAGATGTTTGGACCTTTAATGGTTTTTCTATGTTGAGCGCCATCATTGTTTATATGGTCAATTGACAAAAATTCAGGTTGTGTTTCACCACAGCATTGGCAAGCATTTCCATATGCTTCAAGAACTTCTGATCTAACCATGCGTTTATGCTTTAAAGCAGAAGCGCGAACTTTTAATCTATTTTCATCAGCCCATTTGCTTGAATAGGCAGAGTGACATTTTTTACATTGGTAGGCTTTGCCCCTACCATCGCCCCGATTATGAAATTCGGTAAGTGGCTTTTCTACAGCACACTTGGGACATATCTTTGTCAAGATGTAATCCTCGCTGCCGCTTCGGCTTCGCCTAAACCAACTGTGCCTGCAAGAGCATTAAGCACACCTGGTGTATCTAGGAATAGATTTTTACCACTATTGCGATAAGCATAGATTTGGTTCAAAGCGTCAATACCACGTGATGCTTTTTTACCAGCAACATTGAAATACCATTGAACGGCGGCACCATTGAAGTCTAACTGTGGCACACTATTAGTAATAGTGCCTGCTAGACGGTTCAAATGATAAACCGTTGATAAGCCATCTCCTGATGCCATACCTACCCCCTCTTAAAATTAATAATTACTTAGTTCCGCCAACGCCTTCGTATTCACCGTAAGGTGACTTTGTAGGCTTGCCTGTTAATGTTTCTGGTGTGCCGCCTTTAGCGGTCTTGTTGCATCCACATTCTTTGCACATGTTACTTTCCCTTCTTTGCTGGTAGGACCTTCTTCAAATTTGGGTTAGCCTTTTTAGCGGCTGGTGATGCCTTGCGTGTTGCTGATGCTAGGATTGCTCCAGCGCGCTCCATTGGGATACCTTGCTTCTTAGCAATACCCTTTTGTGCGGCTGCGAAGCCCATACCCTTTTTTGCTGCTGCCATTAGATTGCTCCTGTTTCTTTCATTACCTTTGCGGTGCGCTGGGTAATCTTCTTTGCGGCTGGCATTGACTCACCGTTATATGCAACGCCTAATTTGTCGCTTGCCGCT